TGAACTTCCGGCGGGATTTCCTGACCTGATTGCAAAAATCTTTCAGGGTTCTCTACTCCTTTTTGCTCCATATACCAGACAAATACTGACTGTACATTTAAAGGAATATGATTGGCAAAACGTTCCACTGCAAGTATTACCATATCTGCAAAGCTAAATCTTTCTGTCATAGAATTTCTGTCAGAATATGTATAACGGTAATCACCTTGACGTACATTATCTGTTATAACAACATTCTCCGGGTTATTATCTTTGTTGAGAAAAACTTGCTCTGTTCCAAATTTAAAATTTGCACAGAGTTTTGCAATATTTTTTACAGTAGGAATAATAAAGTATTGATTAATAATATCTAATACCATAGACAAACGAGTTGTCTGACCTTGTGCCTTAACATTTATCTCGGTTGCTGTTTTATCGCCGCTTTCTTCCGCTCCAACCATATTGGGAAAAATGCCGCAAACTTCGCTCATTAAATCTGACAGAAAAGTGATATCATTTACAAAAATATTACTCTGGAATGTCATAGGCTGTATACTGCTTGATGTATACAGTTGTGGATCGTAAGTAATAATTTTCCCTGGATAAAGTTCAACGTCATCATCATCAAAAAAATCCTTCGGACAAAGCAAAGGCGGGTTTTCTGTTAATGACTGCATATCTACAGTTTTATTAAGCAGATTTTCCTGAATATGCGCCAGATTTAAAACTGAATAAAGAGGGCTAATTCCACGTTTTGTTTCCGGCTCTTGCAAAAATGTACCAAAGGTAAACGGATTAATGACAAATTTATTTTTCTCAAACCTTACAAGATATTTTCCACCGACAACTACTGCATGCCAATTTCGTAAAACTGTACCATCCGGCATTGTGAAATTTCCCCAGTGCTCCAATACTTCTATTGTTGAACCGTTTTTATTTTTATTCAATAGAGATTCTTTTGACTGGTCTATCAGGTCAGAAACATCAGGCTCTTTAGTAATCATATTTCTCAAATCGCTTGCTATTTCCGCTGATAGCTCATAACATTGGTTATTTATAATATCTTCTGGAGTTCGCCAAGTTCTGTAAATTTTCGGGCAATTATCAAAGTCATCTGATTGTGAAACATCAAATACAAAATCGGCAGGATTGACTGGTACAACATAAGGGTTGTCATAAATAATACGTTCATCTATATAAAAATTCTTTCCTTTTGCCTTAGCTTCTAATATTTTGGGTAATTTCTTTAAGTCACCTTCAAATAATGTTTCAAAGAAATTAATTGGTCTGCGGTATTCTTCTTTGCGGGTTTTCCAAGTTGTGAAAGTAATTAACTCCCCATATAACAAGGCATTATCAATTACAATATCGCATATATGGGAATAGTCCATTCTTTCAAGGATATCCACAAGCATTGCTTTTTGCTTATTAGAATTATTGTCTGATTCCAGGGATTCACCTGAAACATCAAACATTGAATTAATACCAGAATAGGTATTTTTCCATATAAAAGCTTTGAAGGTTTGATAAAACATGAAAAGCTTACACATTTTAACTT